CTTGTAGATCGCCTTCGCCTGGCCGAGCGTCAGGTTCTTGATGTCTAGGTCTGGGTAGGATCTTTTGCATACGCCGTATTTCGTTTCGCCGCCTGGGTCTTTTGGGTCATTTACATAGCCACCCTCTTGTGCAACAACCAGCTCGAAGGCTTTATCGAAATCGCTCATTTATCCGCCTTGCCTTCCAGCTTCTCAAACAGCCGCTCAAGGATGCGCTCTAGCTTATCGAACCGCTCGGTCATATCATCCTTGCGGACATAGTGCATAGGGAGATCGACCTCAATATCTTGGATGTCTTTCTTCAGCGACTGCACGGCATCCCATACCGTACGTCCAAGCCATCCGAGAATTGCCAGAAGAACACCGCCGATGATATTGATGACTGTTTGTGGTTCCATGCTTACCCTTTCCGTCTAATTGCCAAATCGATTACATCCTGCGAGGCTGCGTCCACGACTGCCTGTTCAGTTTTCCGGTCAAAGACCGGGGAGTGCGTGTCCTTTTGAGGGGGTCGCCGTTGCAGATTCCATAGACCAGATTTCAAATTACAAAACAAAAGCCGGACGAGCGCCGAAGAACGCGTAGCTGTCCGAGCGAGCGTTGTACAAGCCCAACGCGAACACCCCGCCGAGCGCTCCGGCGCTCCAGGTGCCGCCGCGGCGCGGGACCGTCTCGCCCGTCAGCGTTACCCAGAAGCCATCGCCACCCAAGCTCGCGCCCACCGGATACAGGCCATGTGCTTTCAATACATTGAGTGCAGCCGCCGACACCGGATTCACGCCCGGGTTGGTCATGCCTTCAAAGCTCGAGCCTGAGGCGCGCACCAGCGTGTAATCTGCGGTGCCGGAAACGGCGTACTTCACTGTGCCTACTGAGCCGGGGGCAACCAGCGCACCGGTCGCGCCGTCAATCGCTTTCCATGCGGCCGAGACTGCGCTGAAATCCGCACCCGTGGTGCCGTTCCATGCTGCTGCATCGTTATCCGCCATGATCTGAATCTCACCGGCGTTCAAGCGCACGCCGGGCGCCCATTCCCACACGTTGCCGTTCAAGTCGGCAATGCCGAAAGGCGTATTGTCATGCCGCCACGATGCCGGGCCAGAGCCGGTGCGCGTCCATGTAGTAGCGGTACCCGTGGCCAAAGCCAAGCGGCCGGTGACATCATCCACGCCGCGCTCGGTAGTGACATCCGAACTGCGTCCATAGTCGCTATTGCCGCGCGGCATAAAGCCGTTGAGTAGGCACCAGTGCGCCAGCGCCGACCATTCGACATTATTCATTAAATGCCAGCCCGCACCGTTCGCGCGCACCAGCGAGATCGCGGCGTCATGGGTAATGGTATTCACTGGCCGCACGCCGGGCTGGGATACCAGCTCGCCGTTATTCGATGAGCCGATATGCTGGCCGAGCAACAGCTCAGACTTGAGGACGCCGCCCACGGTAAATGCCGGATGGTTGGTCATACCCAAAGCGGTGGCGGCAGCGGACAGATCGGTGCGCTGCAACACATACATATAGCAGGGCTGGCCCTTGGCGGTGTACAGGACGGTGTTTTTGCCATTACTGGCAGCTTCCACGCTCTTGCGCAGGGTGTCGGGGACGTTAATGGTGAGTGCCATGATCTTAAGCTCCTAAAGTAATTAAACGGGCGTTTAATCCCGCAGCGATGAACAGGTTGAGTTGGTCGTATCGGAAGGAATAGCGGTCGCCTGCGGTCTGGATCACTTCCGTCCAAGCGTCCTGCGCCGGGATACCCAATTCGATGACGTTGCCGTCCGCATCCAGCACGTCCGGCTTGGCCTCGATGGCCGGATGATCCACACTGATTTCCGGCCATGCGTCATAGCAAATAAAGCCGTAGCGCATCGGGTCAAGATTGTGTCCCTGCATGATCTCGATAGCGCGCTGGACGGTCAGACCCACATGGTGCCGGGCAGCGTCGCCCTTGGCCGCAATCGAATCGAGGAATTGATAAGTGCCGACCTCTTTCGAGAGGTCTTTCGCGGCGGCGATTTCATCAGCCGTCAAAACTGCCACGGCGGTTTTTTCCCGGGCGTCCGAGGTATTGATCGTGCCAGTACCGGCATACACTGTTGACCAACGCTTCGCGGCCGAGCCGAGCGTCTGGGCGTTATCCGTGCCGGTCAAATGATTGCCAGTGGCGTCGATCAGCAAGCGCTGAACACCCGCTGTTGACACCGCCACCTGATTCGCGGCCGGGGAATAAATGCCGGTAGTGCGATTTCCTGCGAACGACAGCGAGGGATTATTTACCGTCCCCAGCCGAACAATAATGTCACCGCCGGAAATCGCGCGGGCAGTCACGCCCAGCAGATCAGCAAAATCCACCAAGGTCTGCACGATGGCGTCTATGCCGGGTTCCAGCGCGGTCAGGCGCGGATCGGTCACGCCTTCGTAGCGATACAATTCCTTGATCGCCTGCCCCACCATGTCATTCAAAAAGCTGCTCTCACCCATCAAAACGGATAGGACTTGCGAGTTATCCGCCGCGCCTAAACCAGCCAGCGCTTGATCGCGCGCGGTTTCAGTTTGGGTTTTGACGTTTTGGGTTTGCGACAGCAGGCTGCTGGCGGTTCCGGCACTGGCCGCGGCACTGGCCGTGGACGCATCCAGCGTAGCCTTGGAAGTGTTCACTGCGCCAAGTAGCGCAGTGGTAGCTGTAGTTAGCGCAGCGACTTCGGTTTCAATCGTCATTATGTATTACTCCTTTAAGCAAAGGCGTGGTGGGTAACCACGATGGCCTGCGTGTTGATTAGGTTGGCGGCCATCTGGGTAATTGGGATCGTCACCTGCGCCTCGATGTTGCCCCAGTAGGTTTGAGCACTGTCGCGTGCCGATCCGGCCTGCGTTGCCGAAGTTGCTGCGGCTGTTGCGGAAGTAGCGGCTGCTGTTGCGCTGTTAGCGGCATTGGTGGCGCTTGTGGCCGCGTTAGAGGCAGATGTGGCGGCGTTATTAGCGGAGGTCGTAGCACTCGTAGCCTGTGTAGTTGCTGTTGTGGCCGAACTAGAAGCCGAAGCTGCGCTTGCAGCGGCATTAGTAGCACTGGACTGGGCGGAGGTAGCTGCGCCAGAAGCTGTTGTAGCGGAGGCCGACGCCGCGGTAGCGGAGGTCCCAGCAGAGGCTTCAAGCGCGGTCAGCCCCACTGCGGCGTTAGCAGCTTGAGTAGCCGACGCCGACGCCGCGGTAGCGCTGGTACCCGCAGATTGTGAAGACGCTAGCGCCTCAGTGGCTTTGACGGTGGCCGCGGTAGCTTGATTGGCCGCAGTAGCCGCGTGCCCTGCGGCGGTGTTCACGTGCCCGGCGGCGTTAAGCTCCGAGTTATAGGCAAAGGCTTCGCTCATCAACGCGTTGGACTCGCTGGTCGCGGCGTTCGCGGCTGAGGTCCCCGCTCCAACCGCCGAGTTAGCGGCGTTAGTAGCCGACGTAGAAGACGCGGCTGCCGAGTTAACGGCATTGGTAGCCGATGTACCTGCTGCGGTTGCGCTGTTGGCCGCGGTGGTTGCCGACCCTGCGGCGTTAGTCTCAGAGGCACTTGCCGCCGTAGCGGAATTAGCGGCGTTTGCTGCCGCCGTTTGTGCCGCCGTTTGTGCCGCCGTTGCGCCGGAAGCCGCTAAAGCCGATGCCGCCGCATTGGTTTCGCTCAATGCTGCGTTGGTCGCCGCGGTAGTGGCTGTGGTCGCGGACGTAGCCGCGCTAGTCGCCGAAGTCGCCGCCGCCGTAGCGGAGCTCGCTGCGTTGGTCTCAGAAATCGTCGCTGCCGCCGCGGAAGCTGCTGCTGGGGCCACCGAGGCCACCGCCTGGTCCACTGCCAGCTGACCATCAGTTTTGCCCGGGTAAGATGGCAAAGACGCGATAGCGAATAAATCGCACGCTGCGTTAGGGACCGTCGCTGTCAGCACAACGGTCTTCCCTCCCGCCGAAACGATCTTCACGTCGTACTGGCTTTGCTGCGAGCCCAGCGCGTTCGGGAACAAATTCAGTACGGCCAAACCGTCGGTACCCGTCGTCGCCGCAATCGTGCGCGGAACGATGATCCCCTGGTATAGCTCCTCGCGGTTCAGCCGCGCGGTGATGCGCGCGCCACTTACGGGAGCGCCGCTCTGGTCTGTCAGTGCTACCGAAACTGCTACGGTCGGAGTTGCCATAATTTAGTCCTCAACGGTTCTGCATTATTTTTTCTAGGGTGCGTCCACCGAAGTAAGCACCCATCACGAGCATCCCCCACTGCCCGAGCAGGGTCACGTAGGTCTCGCTGATCTTGTACCCTGCGCCGTCGAGCAGCGCGAGTAGGATGTACGCCGACAAAATGTAAACCAAGGTCATTGGACGGATGTTTTTGGACATCCAAGAGTCAGACCCCATATCCGCCGCCCAGCGCCCGGTCACGTTATCCTGCTCGTTCTTGAACAGGTCAGCCTCGTGGGCCATCCTCGCCAGCTCGCCGTCCTGCGCCAGCTTCGCCAACTCTAGTTGTGCCTTGGCTTTAGCCTCGGGGTCGGGGATCAGCTTGTCGATCAGCCTGCCGCCGACTTCCAACAAGGACGAAAAAGGATCAAGCGCCATGTCTACCTCACTTGAGATACCGCAACTTGTATAACGTCGACAAATACAGCGCTACTATCTCGTCGATCATGTTCTGCAACGCCGTTTCGGTCTTTTCCACGGCGGTGTAACGTGACTTTTCCACCCAGCTCAAGTGCTTCTCCAGCACCTTATCAATCGGGCCTTCCGCATCGTCCTTTAACAGTGGGACGCTACCAATCAAGCCATTGCGTCCCTGATAGGCTTCCGCCAGGCTATCAGCCAAACCGATAATGTCCTCATAAAAACCGCCTAGTGCCATGTGCTGCGCGTAGCTGGAAGTCCGCAAATGCTCTCGGTGCGCCAAGTCCCGGCTCAAGAACAAAATAGCGATCAATCGTCCCATGTCGACCTCCTAGTTAGACCGCTTTAACCGGGACCGCCGGGTTACCGACGGATACACCAATCTTGTTCGGGTTTTCGGCGGCGTCGACTTGGTTTTTGCCGGTGAGGCCGCTAACAAACTGCTGATAGTGCGCAGCAGCGAGTTGAGCATTTGCAGCATAGGAAGCATCCTTAGAGTAAGCTCGGTAGAGCATGTAGTCGAGAATCGCGTTTGCGTAGATGTCGTCAATGGAAATCACGCCACCTACCACAGCCGTCGCAGGGGCCACGGAATAAACAATCTCAATGTTCCACACGGTCGCGGGGGCTTTGGGGTATACGTAAAAGTGGCGCGGATCGCGTGGGTCAAACATGTAGTGCTGGATGTAGCCCAGCGCGTTAGCGTCCGAGTGCCAAGTAGGTACCTGGGAATCCAGCACGTCACGGGATACCACACGCACTGAGCGGCCCGGGGTTAGCCCGTCTGCCCCCAAATTCCGCACAGCGTCCAAGAACATGATGCCGGTCGCCGGGATAGTCTGCTTGGTTTCGCTCGCTGTGAGTGCCATCGCGGCGTTGGCTATCGAGGCCTCAGGCTTGAACATCACGATCTCGCGTTGGCCATCGTTCAACCAGTCAACCAGCTCCGCGGCGGGCCAGCGGATGTTGGTCGCGTCCTGAATCAGCGTGGACGCCTTGGTCACCAGTGAATTAACGGTTATCGTCGCCATTGCTTACTCCTAGTAAAAATTAGTCGCCACTCGGCGGACATTAGGGCCACCGCTGAGGTCACGATCCGTCCTGTGCCCAGATATAAGCCGCTTATACAACGCATGGTTCAGCTCCGAGCCGGGTAGATCAGTCCACGGTTGGCCGGTGATGCGCTTGAGGCGGCTCAGCACCCAGGACCGAATGGCGTCGAAGTAATTGGAAAACTGGTCGTCCACCGTAAGCGTTGTCAGGTCTGGTCGAATGACGGTCTCTGAGGTCAGCGTGAACGATGCGTTAGGGATCGGGTACAGCCAGAGCTGGCCGCGCTCGAACCAATAGTGCTGTGGGGCCCCATACGCAGGGATGCTGCGCAAACGCGCGCTATCCGTGGTGTGCCGCAGTTCAACTGCGTTATCGAGGATGACGGACTTAACGGCGATGATCTCGTGCCCCGTAGGCACGGTGAGGTCATACGCCTGAATTTGGTCGAAAGCATAATCCACGCTCTCGGAACGAATTAGCCAGGTATCGCGCGCTAACGCACGGCACCCTTCCCGGATAGACGCATCAATCGTAATAAGGGGGCAGGCGGGTAATTCCGCCTGGATATATGGTCTGAAAGTCTCGATTGCGGCCATTACCTACCCCTTAAAAATCGGCGGTTTTAGTCTGCGCCGAGCGAGTCCTTTTTTGTTAGCTTCTTTTTAACACTTGTGTTAGCTAGTGTCAACTCCGGGAACGTCCGCAAGGCTTCCTCAGTAATCGTCACGACATCACCCACACGGGTGGCGAGACGCACAATATAGTGCCCATGCTTTGCAAGAGCTACGTCGTTTTCCCAGGTTCCGCCCAGGTCTGCCATCAAATCTTCAAGAATCATAAATGCCTCCGCAAAGGGGAATGGGGGCCGAAGCCCCCACTCTATTAGGCTACAACGCCGATTGCCAGTGCTTCCGGCTTAACGACCTTCCGACCGTAAACCGACAAGCCGCGAACGAAGTCACCGAAGTCGTTCGGGTTACGAACTTGCTCGGTCTTGTTCACTTGGTTAGCAAAAGAGATTGCATCCTTGTGACCGCCAACGATCATGCGACGTGCAGCAGCGCCGGTATAAGCAGCGCCAGTAGCAGGATCAATGGACGACGGCACCCATGCCTTGGCAGCAGCGCCGCGCGGCAGCATGTTGGACACATACACCTTGAAGCGGTCGATGGTGCCGATCAGGCCCGTGCGAACAATGCTGGAGTTGTCACCAGTAAAGTAGGCTTGTGCCAGAGAGGTTTGCATCAGGACCTGACGGTCGTACGGGCTCAACAGCAAGAAGCGGCCTTCTTCCGGCACGTTCTGCTCGTCCAGTGCTGCGCTCATTTGCAGGATCAGGGTCAGCAGGTTGCCGGCAGTTGCGGTCGACACCGGTGCAGCGTCGGTACCCAGGTTCAGCGCAGCGGATTTAATACCGGCCAGCGCACCTTGGTTGGCAACGGCAGCGGGGCGAGTCGCTGTGGCAGCGGCAGCGGCACCTACCATTGTCTCGAAGTAAACTTCGTCGGCAATAGCGATCTTCAGCTGCTTAGCGGCATCGGTCATAAACATGTTCATGAGGTCGATGTCAGCTTGCGCGGCCAGCACGTCGTTCACCTGGAAGGCAAAAGACTTACCCTTGTCGATGACCATGTCCTGGTACACGGGGGCCGGGACTTGGTAGGACAGGTTAGTGCCCACGACGTAATCCGCGACTGCCAGTGTCGGAGCCGTACGGATACGCACGGAGTCACCTTGAGCCTTGATTTCGCCTTCCCAGTTGGTGTTGACGATCTCGGTTAGTTGGTTATCAACGTAGTACTTCGCGTTGAGTTTCTTGGACCAAAGCTGGGGGATAAACCCACCAGTGTATGTCGGGTTGGTCACGAACCCGTTAGATACTGCTACTGCCATAATGGCCTCCTATTAGAGTGAAGTTGTGTTTTGCGTCAGCGAACACGACCCTGTGCATAAGCCGTACTCACGTCGGCGTCGAGCTTTGCGGCTTCATCGAACTTCCCTTGACGGTTGAGCAGTACCACCTTGTCCAACAGCGCTTCGGCTTCGGTCTCGGTGTAAACTCGCTCAGTCGGCTGTACCGACGATGCCGTCGCGGTCGAACGATTCGGCGCGACTTGGGCTTTCAATTCAGTAGAAGACTTCTCTTTTGCCTGCTTGGGCTGAGTTATCCCGGCGCTCTGTTTCCAGAGCTCCACGTAGGCCTTAACACCCTCGACATCTCCCTTGTTATAAGCATCTAGGGCGACGGCGCGGCGCGGGCCACGCAAGATTGGGTCAACTTCGTCCAGCCACGCTACCCATCGAGGGTCCGCGTCAACCAATGCGAAGTCCGGGATCGCCGCGGTCAGCTTTTGCTCGAAAGTAAAAGCCTGTACACGAGTACCCGTTTCACCCAACTGCGCACGCAGCTTGGTATTCTCAACCTCCAGCGAATCAATCTTGCTTTGGAGTGGGGTTACCACTTCGGCAGCGACTCGCCGTTGCAGGTCGATCAGGTCTTCACCAAATTCTTCCCTGTCTTTATCAGTAACCGAACTGATATTCGGAGCATCTTCCTTTTTCGGCTGTTGTTGCAGACGCGCGACCTCGGCCTTAAGGTCATCAAGCTCCCGGTTCAGCCCCTTAACTCGGTCATAAAGACCGGGGACCTCGGCGTTGTACATTCCCAATAAGGTCTTGTACCGCGCTTGCCACGTTTGCTCTGCATCGTCGTGCTTCAACTCCGGCTCAGGAACCGGCTCTTTCATCGGTTCGGTCGTCTCAACCTCTGGGGTCTCGGCGCTGGGTGTCTCTAGTGCTGGCTCAGTCGCAGTCTGCTCGGGTGGGGGCTCACCCTGTTGCGCTACAGGTTCTCCCTTTACTTGCTCTGACAACCGCTGCTCAATCGCTTCAACTTCCTCCAGCTGCTTTTTTACCTGTGTGGGTAAAGACATTACTTTCTCCTTTAGCTCCAACTCCGCTCTACAGCTCCGGCTTTACGGTCTGCGGTATCGCGTAATGGTCTGCTGCGGTTCAACAAATGGGCCTAACGGCCCTCCAGTTTGACGAGTTCCTTATCGGCTCTCTCGATCAAATCCAGTAGGTCGGCGAGTTGTTGTGCTCGCCCCTGTAAAACTTGCAAGCCATCCGGCTTGAATGTCGTTAACATCTCTAGGACGTCGCTGCGCTCTTTACGCAGCCAGTCCACCAAGGGTGCCATTTCGGGCGACCGCATACGCGACGCCGCCTGTAACACGCGTTTGTCTATTCTCATGACGTCCTTTTAGCACAACTTACTAACTAATTCAATAACTAGCTAACAAGATATGGGCAAATCAACACTTGCCTTTCTTTGGAGCCTTCCGCTGCTTGCGGTCCAGGGTCTCCTCGCGCTTGCTACCTTCCTTCATACCGCGCGGCTCTTTATCCTTTTTGGATTTTTCAAACGGTTTGAACGCCATACACCCTCCTGTTACCCGGCACGCGCCGGGGCAAAATTATCGGTAACCGGTGCGCCATTCTCTAACTGCTGGGCGTTCCCGGGCATAACTCGTTTTCCCTGAGCCTGTGGCCCTGCCATCTGCGCGGCCATCATTTGTTGAACCTGCTGCTGTTGCTGCTGGAACATCCGCGCCTTAATAACTTCCGCGGGGGGAATAATTTTGTCGGTATCCATGTTCAACCCTGTTGCCATAGTGCGCAGTAGCTCGGCGACTGCTTCTTCGCCGATAATGTTGGCCACCACCGGGCTGGACAGGCAGATATTCAGGAACTCATTACGACGCACCTGCGCTTGTTCCCGCACAATCAGCGACTCTGCCCCGCGCGCCACCACTTTTACGTCCGTGCGCTTCAGCTCGGCGTCTTCGCCGTACCGCATGTTGTAGTAAAACAGGCGCTCGATGGCGGGTCCCAAGACGCGTTTGTCGATGTTTGCAA